AATGAACGAAGAATTATTATTTAGTTTATGTGATATTAAGCGTCAAGTAGAGACAATGCTGACAGATGCAGATAAAGATATCACAAGTAGAATGAATGAAGATAACAGAAGGGGATATGACTTTGGAGTTGCAACAGTGCTAAATATCTTAGAAAATGTTTTAGTTATTGGAGAAGACGAGGATCATGTAATTGTCAATAAAACAGGATTAGATAAAAATCTTAATTATGAAGAATGTGACTTACATGATTTACTGGAGAAGTTTGATAGTAGAGCCATTGCAACAAGATGAAACAAGTCTTTTATGGTATTTTGAAGGAGGTGATAACGTTGTTTGGATTAATTAATAAGAAGAAATTAGCCGTAATAATGAAGAAACTTAAAGAAGCTAATAATATGCAAGACATGAAGAAAGAGAAACCAGCTTCAGCACAATACTACCAGGGATTTGAGGATGGTGGAGATAATATCTGTAACTATGTTATTGATGTGATCTGTAAGTAAATAATATAAAACATAAATAATATTAAAAAAAAAGGAGATTACATATTATGATTATCACAGTAACAAATACATTTAAATCAGTAGAGGTAGAAACAACAGAAGGTGCATTAAGAATTGATGAAGGTATGAAGATTAAGTTTACGGTTGAGACTGGTGAATTAATCAGTGGTACCTTGACTAAGATTTCTGGAAAGGGAGAAAAGACAAAGTTACAGATTATTCCTTATGGAGCACAGAAAGAAGAAATTTGGGCATTGGCTGTAATGGCTGAAGGCAGTCTTGGGATTGATGAAAGTGATGATGAAAAGTAATTGGTAGATCAAAAGTCATAGAAAGAATAAAGATACTTTTCATTCTTATTTTATAGGGGGGTTAGTGAATAGAATTAACAGTCCACCAATATAAAAATAATATAAAACGATAACTATTAACAATTAGGAGGAAGTTGAAATGAAGATAATAACAATTACAGCCAGTGATGGAAAGAAATTTGAGGGAAATGATTACTTTGCATTAGACAAAGAAGTTAATGCTTATGAGGCTGATTTAAAGTTAAAGAAAGAGAAGGAAGAAGCAGCTAAAAGTAAATCAGAAAAGGCATTTAAGGAGATTATAGATATTGTTGAACAGTTAAATACGGCAATAAATGAATACGAGATGGCAACAGGAGAGCAGACCTATTTTGCTACACTTAATAGGAGGTTAATAATTAAGAAAAGCAGTGCACTTAATGGTTTTATTAAAGAGTATTTTGGACTGTAAGTAAAATCGGGGTTTGATTCGGATTTGGAAATACATAGATAATATGAAATATGGTAACTATTAAATTGAAATAAATTACATATTAAAGGAGATTTAAAGAATGGCAAAAAATGAACGTAAGAAGTTAGAAAAGAAGAATTGGTCAGCAAGTTTTGCACTTATAGGAGAAGCAAAGGTTAATGATGATTTTACATTTAAGATTGATGAAAAGTCTGAAAAATCTGATTGGGTATACAATGTATTAAATCTTGGAATTGACTGCGGAGAGAAGCATGGTGTAGTTTATACTGAATTAATGGGTGGATATGGTTCAGAAAGAGACAATATCATCTATGTACATGGTAAAAAAGATGATGGGAAAGACGACTTTGATAATAGATTTACTATTGATTGGGATGATCGCTTTGATGAGAATGTGCTTTCTGAAATTGGAGATATGTGTTTCTTAACAGTAGGACTTGAAAAAGACAAGAAAGAGAAAACATTCTATAAGAAGTTCTTATCACCATATGATGCTATAGCATATGTAAAAGAAAACTTGCAGGATGGAACAGTTTTAAATGTTAAAGGTAATTTAAAATACCAGATTTATAACGACAACGTAAGTGTTAAGAAAGAAATTACAAGCATCGTAATTTCAAAGATAGATGATCCAAGTAAATACAATGCAAGATTTACACAGACCATGCTTCTTGCGAAGGATAGTCTAGGTAAAGCAGATAAAGACAAAGGTGTATTGCCTATTTACGCAAAGGTTCTTGAATATGTAAAGGATTATAAAGGTAAGGAAGTAAAACAGTTTATTCCTATAGAAAAGTCATTCGAATATGAAGTTGATTTAACCAATAGGGAACTCGTAGAAAAGGTTGTGTCAAAACTATTCAAAGTAAAGAAAGGTGTTACTGAAATTACTTTTGAAGGAGACTTTGTTGAAGGCGGTGCTGTAGTAACCGCAACAGAAGATGATTTGCCACAAGATATTAGAGATTTAATTGATATTGGTGCTTATACACTAGAAGAAGCTCTTGCAAAATGTACTGTAGGTGGTGGAAAAGAAAGACGTATGATTCTTAGAAAGCCTGTATTTAAGATGGTTGGTGACGAAGGGAAGGAAGTCCCAGTAGTGCAAAAAACCGAAGAGAAATACGCTGAAGAAGATTTAATTCTTGATTTTATGATTGAATCTGATGAAGAAACCGAAGCAGATGAAGCAAAAGAAGATCAAGAGGAAGATACTACTGAAACAACAGATGAAGAAGATACATCTTGGTTAGATAAACTGTAAAGAATAATATAATACATATAGAAACTATTAACTTGCTACTGTCTGGAATATGGCAGTAGCAAATGATATGAATAAAGGAGAATTAAATGGGTAGATACGGTAAAAAGAATGAGATTAAAATTAATCCACTTTCATATAATATTTGTCTTCTAGGTGAGCCAAAGATTGGAAAGACTACCATCATTAAAGAATTTTTGGAGAAGTTAGCAGGCGAAAACGGATATATGTTTTTAGAAATGGCAGGAGAAGCTGGTGCTGATGCTATTCAAGGCATTGTATATGAAGATTGTGACGAGTGGGAAGATGTAGATGATATTGTTGAAGATATTATCGACAATAAAACCACAGATTACAAGGATTTAAAGGCTATTGTTGTTGATACATATGATGGGTGGATTAAGCTCGCACAAGACGAGGCAATTAGATTATGGAATAAAGATCATTCTGATAAGAGGGCGGATTCAATTGACGCTGCATGGAATGGATTCCAAAAAGGACAGGCAAAGGCATTTGATTTAATGTTTGATGTAATTGTTAGACTTCGCAAAGTTGGAGTTGCAGTTATTATTATTGGACATGTAAAAAATAGAGATGTTACCGATGTTGCAACTGGAACAACGTATCAAACTCTTACGTCTGACGTAGAAAAAATTTACTTTGGATTACTTAAAAAGAAGATGCACTTCTTAGGTCTTGCATATTATGACAGAACTATTATTACAGAAAAGACTGGTAAGAAAAATATTGTAACAAAGAAAGAAGAAACCATTAATAGACTTACTGGTGAGTCAAGAAAAATTAAGTTTAGAGACGATAATATGGCTGTAGACAGCGGTTCAAGATTTGCCGATATCGTTGAAGAAGTCAATTTTGATTCTGATGAACTCATTCAAGCAATTACCGATGCAATTAAAGCTGAACAGGCTAAATCCGGAAAGTCTTTTGAACAGACAGAAAAAGAACAATCCAATGCTGAAGCTGAAAAACTTAAAAAACTTGCCAAAGCAGAAGAATCTAATAAATCTAAAAAGATTTTAGATGAAAAGATTGCTAATATCACAGATTTTATTAAAGAGAATAAATCAGATATGAGTTTAATTAAACCAATCTTGGATCTAAGTAAAACATTGGGCTATTCAAAACCGACAGATATCACGGACGTTGACGATGCAGATAAAGTATTAAAACTTATCAAATAACTAATGTGAATTAAAATAGGGAGTGCGTATACACTCCCTTACTATAAAAGGTGGTGAAGTTTGTGGCAAAAATGACAAAAGAAGAGAAAAAACAATGGGATGATTTGTATTGGTATGTCAAGAATGAAATTATGTTATATGATGAGAATCAATCATTGGCAAATAATATAGTTTTAAGATTAAAAGGACTAACACAAGGTAAATTATTAGCAAATAACAAGACAGAAAATAAAGCAAAGTATACATATGAAATAGTATTATATGCGTTCAAAATATGTAAACCTACAATTATGAATGCATTATATGGTAAAACATTTAATAGTGAGATGAGTAAATTTATATATATTGCAGCAATAGTAGAAAACAATATTAACGATGTTTATTTGAGAATTAGCAATGCTAAGAAATCACAAGAAAAAACGGAAGTAATTAACATAGATACAGTTTGTTATGAAGGTGCTGAATACACAAGAAAGACAGATGATAAGATAAATAAAAAATTAGAGGGGTTATGGTAATAATATGGCGACTTCAAATAAACCAACTAAATTAAGTCCATTTCAACAAGAGTTGGTTGATACATTAAAAAAAATAAGTGAATTTAAAGAAGCGTGTGAGGCAAGTGTCGTTGCTATTTTATATAAACGACCAGAATTAATATATGAAGCAAATTTTAAATTAGAAGATTTTAATAGTAATGTATGGAAAGTGTATTATACAATAGCCAATGATTTAATTCAGGTTGAAGATAAAAAGATTTTAGATGAGATAACAGTAGGATTGTATCTTGAAAAACATTCAAAGTTAAGTAAACAATATGATGAATACGGTGGGTATGAAACAATTATCAAAGCAGGTTCATATGTAAAGGTAGAAAATTTTGATGGACATGTAAAAGATTTGAGAAAATGGAATAAAGTAATTCAATTGGCCAAATGGGGTTTTCCAATTAAAGATAGATTAAGCGATTACTGTGATATGAAAGCTGAAGAAATTTATAATGAATTTGAATCATTTATAAATCATACATTTATGGATGTTGAAGGAGAAATTAAAAGTTATGATATTTCAGATGGAATATTTGAGTTAATTGAAAAATTAGATCAAGGTTTGGCAGTTGGACTACCATATTATAATATGCCAATTATAACAAAAGAAACTGGCGGGCAATATATGGGTTCAATTACTCTCGTAGGAGGATTAAGCAACGTTGGTAAGTCAACTTTTGCTAGAACATCTGTAATTCCAAGTGTAATTAAACACAAAGAACAAATAGTAATAATGCTTAATGAGGATGGACTTGAAAAATGGCAAAGAGAATTATTAGTATATGTATGCAATAATATAATAAAATTTGATATTCAAAAACATGTTGCCAGAGATGGAAAATATACAAAGGAAGTAAAAGATGCATTATACAAAGCAGCTCAATGGATAAAAGAACAGACCGAAAATCATATTATTACTATTATACCATTTGAAAAATATAAAACTCTTACAGCTATCAAAGTAATTAAAAAGTATTCAGGTATGGGAGTTAAGTATTTTTTACTAGATACATTTAAAATGGATGCTGGAAAAGTATCTGATAATAGCTGGTTAGAAATGCAGCAAGCAATGGTTGATATTAACGATGTTGTAAAACCAGAATCTAAGAACTTACATATATTAATCACATTTCAGTTAGGAAAAGGCAGTATAAAACAAAGATATTATACGCAGGACAATATAGGTGTTGCTAAAAATATTATTGATCCAGCATCTACATGTATAATGATAAGAGATTTGTATGAAGATGAATACACTGGAGGCAAAAGAGAAATATATGTATATAAGTTGGAAGGAAAGAATCAAAAAACTAAAATACCTGTTAAGCTAGATAAAGATAAACATTATCAAATATTATTTATTGTAAAAAATAGAGAGGGTTCTGCCAATCAGTATCAAATTGTAGTTGAACATGATATGAGTAGAAACACAATGAAAGAAATAGGGATATGTAATGTCCCAGTTGATTTTTAAAATAGATAATATGATACGAGAAAGGATGATGTTTATTGGATGTTGTAGGTCTAAAAGAATATATATACAAAGAAAACAAAATTGAATACATATTAGAACAGATTGGATGTCATTCTATTAAATATCATCCTGGCAAAGATTATTTTTCATGTGCGAATTATAATGGTGATAACTCAGGTGCAATAGTAATTAAAAATAATAAATATCTAAGTTGCACTAACTATACAAGAGAAAAGTATTTTGAAGAACAATCTGATTTATTTACACTTGTGCAATATAATAAGGATTTATCATTTCATAAAGCAATCAAATATATACACAAATTACTTGGATTAGAATTTACATATAAGAAAGAGAAAAAGAAAAAAGAAGAATTTGATCCTCTTGCAGTGTTTAAGAAAGTTAAAAAATGCAGAAAGCAAAACAATGTGGCAGACATTGAGGTTTTAGATGATGAAATATTAGAAGATTATACTCCATGTATACATATTAATTGGGTTAAGGAAGGAATTACTCAATATACAGCAAACAAGTTTCAACTTGGATATAGTTTCAGAAGACAGAGAATTATTATCCCTGTTAGATATTGGCTTACTGGTGAATTAATTGGAATCACTGGAAGAACAATGATTGAGAATTACGATGAGTTTGATATACCAAAATATTTTGCTATTAAACCATATACTAAAACAATAAATTTATATGGACTTTATGAGAATTATGAAGCAATAGAAAAGGCTGGGTATGTCGTAATTCAAGAGTCAGAAAAGTCAACCCTTAAAAGACATAGCTTATTGGATGGAACCTGTATTTCAGTGGGATGTCATGATATATCTGATGAACAGGTAAGAATATTATTGGGATTGAAAATTAACGAGATTGTAATTGGTTTTGATAAGGATGTTGATATAAATTATATAAGACATTGTTGTGAGAAGTTTTATCACTTACGGAAAGTAAGTTACATATATGATAGGTGGGATTTACTGTCTGACAAAGAAGCTCCTGCTGATAAGTCAAATAAGATATACGAGTTTTTGCTCAAATATAGAACGGTATACGATGACGCAGAACATAGAGAATATATGAAGTCAATGGAAAGGAAAATTAAGTGAGAAAAACATATGAAGAGTTAAATAGCATCAAAGAAAAATATGGGGTGGATACGTTATATAGCTGGTCACGATATCATAAATACAAAACTTCTCCATATGAATATTTTTTATCTTATGTAGTATACCCAAAAGTTAAACCAGATAGAGATGATTCGATATATGGTGCTAGTGGAGGATTTGCACATGATATTTTAGAGAGGTTTTATAAAAAAGAAATAACATATGATGAGTTAGCTGCTGAATTTGATGATGCAGCAACTACGTTAGAAGTAGCTGATTTAAAATTTGATAGAATAAATGAAGAAAAAAACGCTACGATTAAAGAAAAGTATATGGCCAACTTGAAACATTTCTTTAAGAATCATAAACCTATTACAGCAAAGGTAGATTTGGAAAGATTTATTATTATCAAAGTTGGTAAATATGTATTTCAAGGTTATATCGATCTAACTAAAAAAGATGAAAAAGGTAATTTTATTATTCAGGATTGGAAATCATCTTCAATCTACAAGGGAGAAAAGGCAATTGGAGAAGCAGGTCAGTTAATATTATATGCTGAAGGATTGCGACAATTGGGTGTACCATTAGACAAGATTAAGATTTGTTGGAATTTCCTAAAATATGTTAATGTCACGACAGAATTAAAGAATGGCAAAAATAACATAAGACAAATGGAACGTAGTTTAATAGGTGATAGCTTAAAATCCAATGCGAAAACGTGGTTAAAACACTTTGGTTATAATGATGATGAAATTAATGACTACATTGAATCATTAATCATGAGTAATGACATAAAATGTTTGCCAAAAGAAGTACAAGAAAAATATATGATTGATGATTGTTATGTATTTGTAGATTTGACACAGCATATGATTGACGGATTAAAAGAAAATATTATTGAGACACTTGATGAAATTTGCGATAAAGAAAAACAATATGAAACAACTAAAGATGAAACATTATTTTTTGATACAGATGAAAGCGTAGATAAACAAAGTTACTATTTTGCTAATTTGTGTGGATACTCAGCTAATTTACATAAACCATATAAGATGTACTTAGAGAGATTGGATGCTAAAAAGAATGGGACGGATATGTTTAATGGAGTTGGGAGTGAATTAAATAACGAAGATGGTGATGATGATTTGGTCTGGCTTAATAGTTTATAGGAGGTGATTGCATGGGAAATAATTATACAATATTACATTTACATAGCATGGACTCAAATCCATATAGTGGATTAGAAGTTGATTCAATAACACCATACCAATCATATATAGATAAAGCTAAAGAGCTGGAAATGAAGGCAATTGCATTTACAGAGCATGGTGCTGTGCTGCATAATGTAGCCAAAAAACAATCTTGTGAAAAGGCTGGTATCAAATATATAAATGCAGAAGAATTTTATGTTACAGAAAAAATAGATATTGATAATTTAGTAAGAGACAATTATCATTGCTGTTTATATGCTAAAAATCATGATGGAGTATTAGAACTAAATAAATTATCATCTAATGCATTTAATAGAGATGATGGACATTTTTATTATAATCCACGTATTACATTAGAAGAATTAGAAAATACTTCTGATAATATTCTTGTGTTAACTGCTTGTATTGGCGGAATGCTTTGCAAAGGAACAAAAGAAGTCCAAGAAAGATTTTTAAAATTCATTATAAAAAACAAACATAGATGTTGGCTAGAAATTCAACCACATAATTTTGATGTTCAAATACAATATAATAGATATTTATATCAGATTTCTTTGAAGTATGGTTTGAGATTAATTGCAACTAATGATGTTCATGCAATAGATAAAGAACATATGTCAGGAAGAGCAATTATGCAAAAGTCTAAAAAGGTAAACTTTCATGATGAAGATGATTGTGACCTTTCTTTTAAATTATATGATGAGTTTGTAAAATCTTTTGAGATACAAAACTCTGTAGCAAGAGACATATATTTGGACGCAATAGAAGAAACAAATAGGTTTGCAGATTTAATACAGCCGCATGAATTAGATTATAGTAACAAATATCCAAGACTATATAAGAACGCAGAAGAAGAATTTAAAGATAGAATAAAAAAAGGAATAAAAGAACGCAAAATAGATAATCTTCCAAATTACAAAACAGAATATATTCCACGTATTCAAGAAGAATTAAAAACATATAAACGCAATGATGCGATAGATTTTATGTTATTGGATGCTGATTATAAGTTATGGTTGTTGGAAAATAATATGAATTATGGAGTATCAAGAGGTTCTGTATCTGGTAGTGAGATTGCATATTTATTGCATAATACAGATGTTGATTCTGTAAAATACAAACTCAATTTTTCTCGGTTTATGAATCCAGAACGAATGTCGCTAGCAGATGTAGACACAGACATTTATGCAGAAGATAGATATAAAGTACGTGAGTTTCTGTTTAATAAAGAAGGATTACATTGTTGTAATATTATTACATTTAATACTATTCAATTAAAGGCAGCAATTAAGGATATTGGCAGAGCATTTGATATGACTCCAGATGAAACGCAAGAATTATCTAATATGGTACAACAAGACGAAAAAAAACGTGATTACATGCCAGAGGAAATCAGAAGTAAGTATCCAGAAATGTTTAAATATATTGATATGGTAATTGGAACTATAACTTCTCTAGGAAGACATGCTGCTGGAATTGTTTGTAGCCCAACGGATATTGAATATGATTTCGGAACACTATCAATTAAATCTGATCCTCGTCCTGTGAGCCAAATTGATATGCATGAGATTGATTCTTTAAATTATGTAAAGCTTGATTTATTAGGTTTAAATGCAGTTGGATTAATTGATGGTGCATGTAAACTGGCAGGTATTGATTATTTAACGCCTGACAACGTTGATTTTACAGATGAAAATGTAATTAGTTCTATAGCAGAAGATACAACATTAATATTTCAGTTTGAAAGTGGTTTTGCAAGTGACTTATTAAAGCTAACACTAAGCAAAGAATCTATTGTTAATATGAAAAAACAGAGTGATAGTATTTCTTATCTTGATATTATGGCTATGGTAAATGGTGCGATTAGGCCATCAGGAGAGTCTTATAGAAATGACATGTCGCAAGGTATTTATAAGGACAATGGCAACAAAGAACTTAATGAGTTTTTAAAACCTACGCTTGGATATTTAATTTATCAAGAACAGATTATTGACTTTCTACATGATTTTTGTGGGTTTACAATGGGGCAAGCAGACATTGTTAGAAGACATTTTGCTAAAAAACATCCAGAAGAGATGGAAAAGGATATACCCGTAATTGAAAATGGTGGATATATGGTTGATATCAAAGGGAACAAGGATCCAAAGTATGTAAAAGGATTTATATCTGTTGCTCAAGAGAAATATGGAATGACAAAAAAAGAAGCGGAAAAGACCATTAAATACTTTGTAAAAGTTATAGATGATGCAAGCCTTTACATATTTAGTAAAAATCATGCTGTACCCTACTCCATGATTGGCTTTTTTATTGGTTGGTTGAGATGTTATTATAAAATAGAGTTGCTAACGTCTGCTTTAAACGTATATCAAGATAATAATGAAAAGATGAACAACATTAAAGCATATATAAATTCACAAGGGATTGATATTCAAGGCATAAGATTTGGCAAATCTAAAGCTGATTATTTTATGGATAAAGAAGAAAATACAATTTATCAAGGTATCGCTTCTATTAAATATTGTAATGTGGATATTGCAAATGAATTATATGAGTTAGCACACAAAAATAACTATAATACGTTTGTTGAATTACTTGTTGATATAGGCGAAAAAACATCTGTTAATGCAAAACAATTAACAATATTAACAGGATTAAATTTCTTTAGTGCACTTGGAAACAACAAATATCTGCTTAATGTAATAGATATATACAATAATTTCTATAGTATAAAGCAAGTTAAAAAGGCTGATTTAGAAAGGTTAGGATTAAATGAATTTCTGATGAAGAAATATGGGAATAAAGAAACCGAAAAAATGTATAAAGAGATTGACACAAAAGGGCTTGTTACTGAATTGTGTTCTAAGTTAGAAGATAAACCAATGTCAATTATTGAACATATTAAGTTTGAAATGGAATATTTGGGTTGTACTACATATATAAATCCAAAAGTAAATAAAGATTATTATGTGGTACTGGACTTTAAAACCTATAAAAACCCAGCTACACCATATTTGTTAGTTAGGGATATTAAGACAGGAGAAGAAATTAAAACAAAGATTACATCAAGTAAAATATTTAAATTAAGTCCGTTTGGTCAGTATAGTATCATTAAAATATATGAGTTTAGAGATCAATTTAAAAAGAAAAAAGTTGGAGAAGACTGGATACCAACCAACGAAATAGAAAAGATAATAACAGCATTTGAATGTATAAAATAAGAGAGGTGATTTGGTGAGTAACAATAATGAAACAAAAGAATTAGAATTTCAATGTAGAATAGTCAGATGTGTTTATGATACAGAAGATTATAGGGCATATGCAGTTAATGTTGATAAAGAAAAATATACAGCAATTAAACTAACTAAGTATGGAAATGCGATTATTTCTGGCAATTTACATCAACTTGGAGAAGGAATTATATATTCAGTTAAGGCGATAGAAGAACTAACGAAGAATGGATATGGTTATAAAGTAAATAATATAAAACGAGACAGACCAAATACTTCTCTTGATATGCAATTATTCTTACAAGAAATACTTACACCAATGCAAGCAGATACATTGTTTAAGGTGTATCCCGACATTGTAGACAGAGTGATAAATAATAAACTAGAAGATATTGATCTATCTTTAACCAAAGGAATTAAAGAGTATACATTTGAACGTATCAAAGAAAAGATTGTTGAGAATTTTGCATTAGTAGAATTAGTATCTGAATTTCAAGGGTTACTTAGTCTTAATATGGTTAAAAAATTATATGATAAATATCCATCTACAGAGAAAATCAGATATGAAATGAAAAATAATCCTTATAAATGCCTATGTGGAATCTCAGGCATTGGATTTAAAAAGGCAGATGGCTTACTATTAGAAATAGAAAAGGCTTCCGTAGATAATGTTTCAAAAGGATTAAAATCCATTATAGAATTTAATTGTGATCTTAAAACAAGTAGACAAAGATGTCTATCATGTATTTTATTTTTATTAGAAGAGAATGAAAATAATGGACATACAAGAATGGATTTAGTAGAACTTAAAAATCAATGTGATAAATTAGTTCCAGCCTGTGCATATCACTTCATAGATGCAGTAAAAGATGATAGTATATATTATGAAAAGAATAATAGAAATGTTGCATTAAAAGAAACATACAATACGGAATTATATATAGCAAATAATATTTCATATGGGTTATCTGTTAAAAATGAATGGACTATTAATGTAGAAAAGTACAGAAATTCAAGTGAATTTTCACTTACAGATGAGCAGTTACAATCTATTAACTATCTATGCAAGTATAATATAAGTATATTGAACGGTTTTGGTGGTAGTGGTAAGAGTTCATGTACACAAGCAATTATTCAAATGTTAGATGACAATAATAAGTCATATGTTTTATTATCTCCAACTGGTAAAGCAGCCAAAGTGTTAAAAGAATATTGTAAAAGAGGTACGTCAACTATTCATAGAGGGTTGGGGTATATACCGCCTAGTACATGGACTTATTGTATTGAAAACAAACTTGATTGTGATGTAGTTGTTATTGATGAATTCTCAATGACAGATATATTCTTATTCAAACATGTAATAGATGCTATAGACTTCAATAAAACTAGGCTGTTAATTGTAGGTGATTCTGCCCAGATTCCTTCAGTTGCTTGTGGAAATCTATTGCATGACTTTATGCAATCAAAAGTTATACCGACAACATCATTAACTAAAATATTTAGATACGGCAAAGGTGGATTAATGACTGTAGCTACAGATGTTAGAAACTGTAAGAAGTATTTGTCTGACGGATTAGGACAATGCACATACTTTGGTGATAATAAAGATTATGCTTTTATTAATGTGGATGATAAACAAGCAGCAAAAAACGTACTTGCTTTATATGAAAAGTTGTTGTCACAGAACTATAAAGTAGAAGACATTCAGGTATTAACAGCTTATAATAAAGGAGAATACGGTACAGTAATTTTAAACAATCACCTACAAAAGATAGCCAATAAAAATTTTGGATCAGATACTTTTCTTAAATATGGTGAAGCAACTTACTATGTGGGTGATTTGGTTATTCAGAAACAGAATAATTATAAAGCTAAAATATATATTGATGATGATTTCTGTATTGATGATGAGAATTTGAATACCACTTTTATTGCAAACGGAGAATGTGGGATTGTATTAAGTATTGACAGATTTGAAATGGTAATTGATTTTGATGGTATCAAAGTAAGTTATGCAAGAGAAGATCTGCAAAGTGTTGGTTTAGGTTATGCAATAAGTATTCACAAGAGCCAAGGATCATCGAGTAAAGTGATAATTTTACTTACTCCGAAATCACATGCATATATGCTTAACTCAAATTTAATTTATGTTGGACTTACCAGAATGAAAGAAAGATGTTTTCATATTGGTGCTGCATCTACAGTAAATACATCAATTAAGAAGAAAGAGAATTTCAATAGAATGACATTTATGCAATCGATGTTAAAAGGAAACAGAGTTTAATATAAATAATATGAAACATAGTATTGACATCATATCCAACCTGTGGTAAGATTTAATCAAGCATAAGTGATAAGGCTAGATTGAGAGTATCACAGGTTGTAAATACATATAAACAAATAATATGAAACGAGAATAAGGAGAGAGTGAATGGAAGAAGTAATTAGAATTTTTAAGCAGATCCAAGAAACAAGTGGTAAGAATGATAAGGAAAGTATTATTAGGGAGAATAAGAATAACGAATTATTCAAAAGGTGTCTCGTGTTCTTACTTGATGGGAACATTACAACCGGAATTAGCAAAGCAAAAGTTGATAAGAAAATTAATTATGAGATATGTAATCAGTCATTTGAGCAGTTGTTTGAAATTATGGATTATGTTGAAATGAATAGTACTGGTAGAGATATTGATATTGCGAATATTCAAAGATACATTGATAAGCATAACAAGTCTGAGCAGGATTTTATCAAGCAGCTAATTACTAAAAGTTTGAAATTAGGAGTAGATTATAAAACAGTAAATAAAGCAATACCAAATTTAATTGATACCTGGGAAGTACAATTGGGTTCTGGTTTTGACAAGTTAAAACTAAAGAAGGACGAGTGGTTTTCATTAAGTCAGAAATTGAATGGGTGCTTTAAGGATGATACGAATATTTTAATGGGAGATGGAACTAAAAAGAAAATTAAAGATGTACAAATTGGGGATGAAGTTCTTTCATTTAACG